AGGCCGCGTCATCGGCCTGCCAGAAACGCCGTCACACGTGCGCCGACCCTGGCAAACATGCGCTCAAGTGTCACCCGGTTACGCTCGAGCGACGGCCCCACAAACGGCTGTGGCCGTGTACCCCTGCGGGCAATCGCTCGAGCGACCACGAACGGATGTACCCCGTGCCGCCGCGCCCAGCCAGCAATCGCCGCCAGCGGCGGATACCTGCCTGGCCGACGCCCATACTCGACCCAGAACGCGTAGCGCGTCGTCGGCCCGACCCTGCCCGTCAGCACCTGGCCCGAGCCCTCGATCCGATTGGTGATGCTGCCCAGCAATCGCCGCGTATCTTGCGCCACGTGCCTGCGCTGGTCGGCCTCGAGCAGCAGCAAGCCCGCCTGCATCGTGCTGCGCAACTCGTCGGTCGTGCGCCGCGGATACTGCTCCAGACGCCTGCCCATCTCGTCGAAACCCTGGAGCTCGACGTGCATTCCCTTAGACCAGCACCCAGGACGACGCGCTGGAGCGGTCGTAGGTACTGAGCAGATCGCTCACGTCGGCGTTTTCTGAGGTCGCCGCGAACCTGCCCATATCAGGCACGATGGCCGTGCCAGACGGCGCATGATGCCGCCGCCACCAGCGACTCGCGAGCATCAGGGTCGCTAGCCGGATGTCACTCGGCGGCTGGCCGTCCTCGACATAGCCGAAGTCGCCCACGATCTGCGCCAGCTCGCCCACCACGAACGCGTGCGTACTGTCCGGCCAGATCCTGACGTGCTGAAAGCGCTCGCTCGGCCGACCCGTACTGTCCATATACGGCAGCAACTCGTAGTCGCTCACCGTCAACGTCGTGGCATACGTCCGATCGCTGTCGGTATCCAGCTTGAGCGTCGTAATGCTGATCAGGTCGACCACGTCGAGCGTGACCGTGTCGTTCGGGTAGTACAGCTTGGTCGCTTCGTTCTCGAGTCCGAAGTGGCGGCCGCAATGCTGGTCGATCCAGCGCTCGGCGGCCAGCAGCACCGGCTCGAGGTGGTGATCCATCAGGCCGTCGTCCTCGACGGGATACTCGAGCCACGTCTTGAACTCGTCCAGGCTGGCGTACATCTCTACGACTCGAGCCTCGGCGCCTCGTACCTCAGGTGCCCGCTGCGCGTGACCCTGAACAGTCGCCCGTTGACCCGTAGTGGCGACCGCTCGAGCACGAAGGTGGTGCCGGCCGAGTGGCTGGTAGTCGACCCGTCGCGCCACGTGATACGTACCCCGCCACGTCCCACGCGATAGGTCGCCCCGGTGTCCACTCGGCCGGTCATGGGCTTATGCGCTCGGCGCCGGTTCGGGCGCCGGCTCAGGTTCGGGCACCTCGTCGCCCTCGTCCTCGGGCTCGGCGGGCGGATCTTCAAACAGCATGGCGATGTCTTCTCCTCAGATGCCAGTGATGCGCGTGAACGCCGTTGGCCGCCACACGACAAAGGCCGCGCGCAGCTCAGCCAGGATCGTCTGCATGTTGCGTGTGAATTGGTCGTTGATAAACCCAACACGCACCGCGGCCTGCTCGCGATCGAACAGTGAGCACCCCATGCCGAAGTCGCCGACCAGCCCGGTGTTCTCGGTGATGGCTTCCGACTCGACCACCGGCAAGCCCCACAACGTGGTCGCGCCGGTCATGCTCGGCGGCCCCATCAGATACCCGCCCAGTGTCGCCGTCGAGGCGTTCTCACGTGCCAGTCGGACGGCCTGCCAGTCGTTCGGGTGCAATACGACCGCGCTCGGCATCGCCTTGCCTGTCACCCTGACCAGCGTGCGGCCCTTGAAAATGGCGTCCTGCACGCTGTCGGTGCCCAGACTCTGGATGTTGATGCCCGCGTTGAGAATGCCCGTGAACTCTTCGCCCGTGCCAGCGCCCGTCAAAATCTGCGTCTCGAGCACCAGCGTCAGACCCAAGAGCAGACGGCTGTTGATGATGCCGCGGATCTGCGGCGCATCTGACAGCGTCTTGTTGGTGACCGGGATCCAGTGCGCCAACGTCCTGACCGCGGACGTCTGCGAGCTGTAGGCCAGCACCGACTCGGGCTTGGTGCCCGACGTGCCCGTCGTCGCCGTCGCCTCGGCCGTCATCGCCGCGCTATTGGTGAACGTGTCTTCTCGGACGTACTCGATCGTGTCCGAGTCGGTCTGTAGCCGCGGGATCAGGTCAAGGACGTTGATTTGCCGCTGCAAGATGCTCAGCACGCCCGCCTGGACGTCGTTTTGCACCATCGCGCCGGCCACGCCCGTGCCCGAGTAGACAAGCGCTTTGCCTTCGAGCGCCTTCTGCCATGAGATCAGCGACGTGCCACTGCCGAGCGTCACGCTGAACTCGTTACGGTGCAACTGGCTTTCAAACCGCCCGCTGCCCTTGATGTGGCGATACTCCTGCGACCTGATGAACTGGTCGCCAGGACTGAGCTGCACGGCGTTCGGGTCGCCCGATGCCTGCGGATGCACTACGGCCGGGCGCGAATAACGGTCCTGGCCTTCGACAATGCGCCGCTTGCGTTCCTCGGATTCGTTGAGCCCTGCGAGCTTGTCTTCGAGCCCGTCCACCTCGGCCAAGAGTCGCTTGACCTCAGTTTCGTCCTCGTTATTGGTGATCTCGCCTTCGTAGCGACGTTCGATCTCGCTCGCTTTTTCAAACAAGCTCTTGATTTCGGCTCGAGCCTCGTTGGCCGTCATGCTCATGATGCGGGCCGCTCCAGGATGCCCGCGTGCCGCAGTCGGCGACGGGCGATTTCAAGTCGCAAAGACGTACCGCCCAGACGTTTCGTCGGCGGGACAGCATCACTAGCCGCGGACGCCTCGAGCTCGCTGATCCACGCCTTGAGCTCGGCGATCACACGGTGAGGCGGCACGTGCCTGGCCGCCGACTTGACCGCGGTAATCACGGCCATCTCGTTCATGGGCATCGACACCACGCTGATCTCGAGCAGATCGACCGCCCTGAGCTTGCGCACCTCGGCAGCATCGTCATACTCGACCTCGGTCGGGATGTAGCCGATGCTCATCGAGTCGATCGCGCCATCTTTCAGCAGTTGGTACGCATCACGACCACGCGTCGTCCTGGAAATGAGAAAATCGCCGAACAGCCCGTGGTCGTCTTCCTTCATGTGCGCCACGACGCCGATCGGCTCGGACTGGTCGTGCTGCCACAGCAGCCGCGGCCGCCGCTGACCTAAGGACTCGCGGAAGGCGCCCTTGAGCACCACGTCGCCGCCCAGGTCGACGTTGCCGAAGGTCGACGCGTAGCCCGAGAACGACCAGCCGTCGTCACCACGGGCCTTGACGTCCTGAAGCTCGAACCCGACTGACTTGTAGGTAAGGCCGTCCACTCGGTCGCTTCTCCCCGCCGAGCACGACAAAGGCCCGGCCAGAACGCCCCTACAGTCCGGGACTCATGGCCGGGCCTAACAAACGGCCCTGTGTTTAGTTGGCGGTCAGTATATGCCCTGTCGCCTTGACCTCAACGTAGGTCTTGATACCGCACCGATGGCACTTGACCTCGACCCTCGAGCCCGGCGCGACCTTCGCAATCGGGTTCTTGCACTTCTGGCAGTACACCAGTTGCATCAGCTCGCCAGTAGCAGTCGCGGCCGGCGCGCGTGCTGGATGATCTGGGACCACGCCTCGAGCCACAGGTGGGCATGCTTTTCCAGGCTGTAGCGCTCGGCCACCACCCTGCGTTGGGCGCGCCACAGCCGGCGCCTGAGCTGCTGGTCGTCGATCAGCCGACTGAGCGCCGCTTCCCACTCGGCCGCGGTGTCGGCCACCAGGCAATCCTCACCGTCATGCGCCACCTCGCCGTACAGCGTTGGGCTGACCACCGACACGGCGCCGCCCATCGTGTACTCCCACAGTTTTATCGGCGTCTTGCACCGATTGAAGTGATTGTTGGCCACACTGGCGCAGCCGATGTCGACATTGAGCAATGCCCGCGGATACTCCTCGAGTGGAAGCCACGGCAGACGCCGCACACGCTCGGCCGGCACCGCACCGATGAGCTGGTCGGGCATGAACCCCTGCACCACGAAGGTGACCTCGGGATAGCGTGCGGCGATGTTGTGCCACGCCTCGACCAGCGGGAAAAAGTCTTCCTGATAGCGGGCACCACCGGCCCAGCCGATGGTCAGCGACGGGACCACACGTCGCACCCCGTGCAGCACCCGCCGCCACCACCGATGGTCGATACGGTTAGGCACCGTCAGCACCGGCACCTCATTGGCGACATACTGTCGGACGACGCGGGCCAGGGTGTCGTTACTGACCGTCACGGCGTCGCACAGGCGCATGGCTGAGATCCTGTCTCTGCGGTCCTGCTCCAGCTGCTCGAGCGATTTGTCGGGCTCGGTGGTGGCCTGCTGGCGGGCGCCGATCTGCGGCGAGAACACGTCATCGTCGACCTCGTAGATGACCGTCAGGCCAGCGTTGTGCAACGAGCGTACCCAGCGGCGCGCCTCGACCTGGTGCTCGGCATGCCACGCCAATCGTGGCAATATGACGGCGTCAAAGAGTCCCGCCGCGACCAGCGGGAAGACCTCAGGCGAGCGGTCGAGCGGTGCCCACTCGGCGATGTGGCCTTGCCTGCACAGCTCGGCAAACGGCAGATAGGTACGCCACAGGCTGCACCCGTTCTCGTCGCCGACGAGTGCCAGCACCCTAGGTGGCAATGCCGTCCCTCAGCACCGGGATAAACCCGAGTGTGCAGCGCGGGTGCAACAGTTGGGGCCGCTCGCTGAGCGACACTACCCGACCGTTGCGCTCGGCGCAGCCAATGTCCCAGTCGTCACCGTCCACGATCTCGACATGGTCGACCATGCCCGTCGCGGCGTACCGATTGAGCGCCGACTGATTCTGCGCGTGCTGTAACTCGGTCCTGGCGATGGTTTCGGCTCGGCCCTTCCACGTCTCGCTGTACAGCCCTTCGATGCCCCTGTAGCCGACCTCGGGTTTGCCATTGGCAATCTCCCAGGTTGACAGCCCGAGCTCCTGGCCGATGCGCAGTTGCTCGGCGATCGCCAGCCTGGTCGTCTCGTCGATGCGCACCACCCGCTGGGCGGCGTCGACCAGCAAGGCGTTCACGGCCGAATCGGTCAGGCGGAACTGGTCGACGCGTAGGCCGAACACGCGTCGGATGGCGAGGTGCACCGCCCTGAGCATGCTGCGGTAACGGGCCTCCATGATCTCGGCCAGCCGCTCGCGTTCCTCGTCACTGTTGTAGATGTCGTCAACGTCAGCCACCCGCCACCAGGCGCCGCTTGACGGTCCTGCGCTGCCGGTTCAGATAGCCCTCGAGCTCTTGCTCGGTGCCAGGCTCGCCCAGCTCGACCAGTGCCTGTAACACCTCGGGCAAGGCGTCCAGTTCGCCCACGTTGACCGCCCTGCGTGCCTTCTGCCCGTCGACCTCGGTCACTTCGGTGCGCTGCTGGCCGCCCGGTAGCCCTGGCTGGCCCGTGTTCATGAGCGCGTCTTCGTCCAGGTCGGGTGGCAAGCCAACGTCCGAGCGCGCCTCGTTGGGCCGCACCCAGCCCGTCTTGACGGCCAGGTCGAGTCGCTTCCACTTCGCGTCTTCGTCTTCCTGGAATGCGCGCAGATCGGTCACGTCGAAGGCCACGCTGATATTGGGATCGCTGGTGAATTCTGGGACGAGCTGCATGTTCATGGTCGCCGCATCGAAGCCGAACAATGGCAGCAGCGTCATCTCGGCAAACATCTCACGCGCTTCTCGGAAGTTGGCGTAGGTCGAGCGGTCCAGGCCGGCGCCCAGGCCAGCGATGATGGCCGGCACCCGCAGCACCGCGGCGATGCGTTCCTCAGGGATACGGTGCAACGATTTCATATCCATCTGGTCAGGCGAGAACCCGTAGGGGTTGGCCGCGGCGCCGCCCATCAACACGCCCGTCCGGCCACGATTTTGCCCACCGAAGCGTTGCTCGAAATCCGACTTCATGGTTTCGGCCTGCTCGACGGTCAAGCTCGAGTCGGACGGCACCGTGATCAGCATGCCCACCGTGCCACCATTCGACAGCATCTGCGTCTGCCACTTGTGCGCCTCGGCGTCGCCAGCAACCTCCTGGACGAGGCGTGCGAGCGGCGCCTGCCCGAGCCGCAAGTCGCGATCGTCCAGCCCGAGACGGAAGTGGATGATGTCCTCGGGCGGGATGAGCTCGGGTTCTTTACTCGGGTCGTAGGTGTACGCGTACCAACTGATAAAAATGCCCTTGAGCGCGTCCTCCTTGGTCGTGACCGGCACGATGCGCATCGGGCTGATCGGCCACAGGGCCACGATGTTGCCCTGGCCCGAGCGAATCTTGCGCACGTAGGCGTTGCCGTTCACGTGCTTACACCAGGTGACGTAGTGCCAGAAGTGCTCGCGGGCGATGTTCGGGTTGGGCTTGTCGAGCAGCGCTTGCAATGGGTGGTCGGGCTGGTGGTCGCGTTCACCCGTGCTGGTCTCGCGCCAGACCTTGAGCGGCGCCTCAGGGAAGGCAGTACAGATCGCGCTCAGGCAGGCAAAGACGGCACTGTTCGAGTCGTCGTGGTGCCACGCCTGGTAGATCATCTCGGATGCGCCAGGACCGTGGACGAGGGTGCCGAGCTTGATGGCGGCGTTGATGTCGGGCTGTGTGGCAATGCTGGGGTTCAGGAAATCCGGGTAGAAGTACAGCTTCTGCTGCTCGACGGATTGGGTGGTGGTCTGCACGGGCTGACGCCGCGGCAGATGGTCGCCCTTGAGCCATGCGACGATGGGATTTGGCATTACAGGAAGCGCACCTCCGCGCCGCCGAGCATGAGCTCGGATATGGCCCACACGCGAGCGTCCAATCGGTCAGGTGACGGGTCGCCCGAGTCTGGCACCCACGAGCACATCTGGTCTTCTAATTCGGGCAGCATACCGACGTGATGGATGCGGCCCTGCTCGTCCAATGCCGATACCGGCTCGGCGCGCAATTGTTTGCCGCGTGAGGCGCTGACGAGTTTGACAGGCACGCTGGGATCGATGGTGCGAATGGTGTATTCGACCATCTCACCGCCGAAGTTCTTTTCAGCAATTATTCTGTCGGCCTTGAGTTCGTGGTAGAGCTGGACGGCTCGACGCGCCCAACGCTCAGGTGCAAGGCGCTCTGACACATCTCGCAGTACGTAACCGTGGGAATCAGCACCTCGACCGGCCGCGACAATGCCGACCTCAGCGTGGCCTTCTGTAGAGCCACCGCTAGGGTCAACCGCAACCACGATACGCAGCAGGGCGGGAGCGTCACTGACTCGGTTTTCTTCGAGCCTATCTCGGGTCCAGAGTGCGCCTGGGACATCGGTCAGGATCTCCGCGGCCAGCTCTTGCCGGCCGAGTCTTGTGCCGCCGTACTGCGAGTACAGCTCGGCTCGTACGTCGGGGTGCAGATGCGGGTTGTCGTCGGTATGTGCGGTGGTGACGACGGTACGTGGATCCTTGAGCAGCTCGAGCAGTTTGGGCCGCGGCCTGGGCGTGGTGGTGATGACGACTCGAGGACGTGGGCCGAGTCGCAGCCCGAGGCGCATCATGTCCCAGCACTGTTTGGCTTGCCGCCATGAGGCGAACTCGTCGCACCAGACCAGGTGATGCTGCGGCCCGCGCAAACGCTCGGCGTCGTCGGGTGCGTAGGCGCCGAAGAGCTGGGCACGTGAGCCGTTGGGCCATTTGAGCTCGCCCCACGATCGGTTGAACATGATGCTGGGATTGGCTGCCAGCAAGCCGGTTTCGCCCTCGACGCACAGTGCTCGGGCGTCGCCGGTGGTGGGTGCGATGATGCCGATTCTTGAGTTCGGATAGCGGCGTGCGAAGGTGTCGACGTAGTGGGCGCCGGCGTCGGTCTTGCCCGTCCCACGCCCGGCCATCAGGAGCCAGTACAGCCAGTCGCCATCAGGCGGCACCTGGTGGGGTAACGGCGTCCACGTCGCCCCCTGGTTCAGGGCTGCTGCTGGCGGACTCGAGGGCTTCGAGAATACGAACGCTCTTGTCCGTAAGGACGCCAGAGAGGACGGCAAGGTCGGATGCGGATTGTTTCCTAAACCATTCCTCTTCGGCTGCGACCCGCTCGGCGAGAACCTGAACCGCATAGAGATTGGCATGCAGGACGTTGGCTACGAGCTCGCCGATTTCATCGGCCTTTTCCTGTGTGACAGGTGCCGGACGGATGCCGGACTTATCGCGCCAGTTGATGATGACGCCGCGGGACACGTTGTAATCGCGAGCGACCTGGGAGACCGATTGTCCGGCCAGGAGCGCGGCGAGGACGGCGGCACGCTTCTGGTCATCGTACGGCTGGGCCACAGTACACCTGGATCAGGCCAATTGTCGGACGTCGCCGTGAACCTCGCAATAGGCATGAGCAGTGGGGTAACGGGTGAGCCGATCCTTGAGCTCGGCACACAGACAGACGGCATCGAACGGCGCGCCATCCTGGTGGGGAGGGTTGGTGCGGCGTTTCGAGGCGAATTCCTCGATGCCGCGGCGCAGCCAGCGATCGACGTACAGGCGTTCGGACTTGCACTTGAGCGAGCTGGTGTGATTGAGCGCGGCGTCGATTTCGTCCTGGACCCGGGCGTCCCCACCGTAGGCGTCGGTCCATTTCGTGACGAGTTCGACTCGAGAATCGGCTGACAAAACTTCGCGCGTGTGTTTCCCCCCTCGAGAAGGGGGGACTAAGGGGGGTACGTACTCTTCTTCTACGTCTACGTCTTTAACTCTTCCTCTTCCTCTTCGCGCGCTCACGCCCCCGCGAGTGTCAATCGTGTGTGATTCCTGTGTTGATGGTGAGTCATTCGCGTGTGATTCAGGAGTGATTCCCGTGTCATTCGTGGGTGAATCGTCGGGGTGCCAGCGCTGCCAGTCGGGCCAATCGTGCAGCCACACACCGTCCTCGCGGTCGTCCAGTAGGCGCGCCTGGGCGAGCCTGCGGATGGACGCCACGGGTCGACGTACGACGGCTGCGGCCGCGGCGTAGGACGGGAAGCGGCCGCGTACCTGTTGCTGACTGGCGGCGTCCAACAGCTCGACCCAGATCCGAAAGGTGCGATCGTCCAGGGTGGCTACCTTCTCGTGCCGCGTCGCACCCACCCACACCTTGAACCACGACAGCCGCGGCTTTGGCATCAGCCCAGTGCCTTCCTCAGTTCTTCAATTTG